CCTCTGGTAGTGGCAATCCCTCCTTTCCTTGCTCGTAGAAAAACATTCTTTTGTTTAATTCAGGGTCGGATGCTAAACGCATTTGCTCCGCACCAAAAGCGCCTGAGCCTCTTTTGTCGGGGTCCAAGTATCTTAAAGGGTCTTACGATTTACTGTAATGAATGCCTTTCTTAGTTTCGCCAGCTAATTGACCGCTTGGTAAAGTAACGCTCTGAGCTAAACCACCTAAGCCGCCTCTTTTATAAATCAATTCATCTTCTGGAACATCTAGCGAGTCATGAGGTAAGTTAGCTGCTCTCTTATCTTGCGGCCAATCTAACCTCTTTTGTGTAGCTCTAGCCCAAGCCTCACCAGCCTGTCTTTCATATATAGCGTGTTGTAAAGCTTGTAATGTAGCTTGTTTATTTGGTTGTGATGGTAACCCATAAGCTTTGGATAATTCTGTTATGGCGAATTCATCAAGGTCATTAGGGTTAGTACCAGCCCAGTGTTTAGATGTTAAATCAATTTTAGGATGGTCAAAGAAAGCATCGTTTATATCTGTTTGAGTAACATTGCTAGGGGAGCCGCCTTTAGCGTAACCCTCAAAATCGTCAATAGCGTGATTTAATTCGTGTATCGCTGTTGATTTAAAGTTATCTTCACCACCCCTTACACCCATAAATCCATCAAGGCCGCCCACCATAACACCTGAACCAGAACCAGCCTCGCTTGACATAACGGTTGTTATATCTTTAGCATCTGGATAGTTTAGGTATGCCCTAGGATGCTCTAACGCATCACTTAATTTACCATCTACAATCGGTTTACCTCCCTTTTCTGGAAAGCCCATCATATTTAAAGAGCTAGTGCTATCATCAATTTCAAACTTCCAATCACCACCATCATTAAACCAACCTGTACCAGCCCATATAGCATTTCTATCAAGTCCTTGGGCCTCCATATCCTTTGCTTTTTGAAGTGCTACCAAGTCAGCATTTTTAGCTTTGATACCACCAAACGAACCTTGTTGCTTAGTGTTAAGCATTTTAGGGTCAATAGCATTAGTATCTGGTTTAATGTCACCCATTTGATACTGCTTACCTATACCTCTTAATGCTGGCTTTGCTGCACTAAAGCCCATTAAATCAGGTAGTGCCTCAGTCAATACTCTTGTACCTGTTGCGGCTAGTGGTGAGCCTGTCTTATCAAAAACCTCATCACTCACCTGCTGACCACAGCCTTTTTCAAATACACCTTGTTGTTGTTGCTTGCCATAATCAACAGCCTCATCTAATGGCGCTCCCGCTGCTAATTGGCCTAGTGTTGAATAGCCTTGAACAAATGGTGACATCATAGCACCAGCATAATTCCCTGCTGTTTCCATACCCTGAGATAAGCCTTTCAAGCTCTCTTTCCCTGCCTCAGTTCTGGGTTGATATGTTCTCATTTGGGGTATCTTAGATGCTATATCAGATGCTCCTTTCATATCACCTGATAAAGCTCTAGCTATTCCCATATAGCCACCCTCAACCATGCCATATAGGCCAGTGCCTACACTAAGCAAAGATTCAGCATCACCTATAGCCTTTTTAACATAATCCATAAATGACTTGTCTTGGCCCGTTAATCTTTGGGTCACTTCTGCAAGCTGTGATGTGGATAGCTTTTTGCGCTTTAACAATTCAGTTAGAGCCATATCTCTTGTGCTGGGTTTAGTATCAGCCATAATTTACACCAACCTATTTAAATCTTCATCACTCATATTAGGCAATCCACGTTCAATATCACCCCTGACCTGGTCTGTTAATCTATCTGCATTATCTAGGTCTTGAGCCGTTACCTCACTGAGTACCTTAGCTGTTTTAGCTCTGGATTCGATAGCCTGAGCCGCTGCTTTCTCTGCATCTGCTTGTTTCTTCTGTACATCAGCTTGGTCACTTGCTGCCTGTGCATTAAGCGCATTCTGCATAGCCTCTTGATTAGGGTCCGGCTGTTGGTTAGCTTGTTGTTTCTCTAACTTCTCAATTTCCTCTTCTGTTAACTGCTCTTGAGGTATCATGCCATTTTGAACCATTTTATCTCTGTAACGCTCTGCCATAATCTGCATATCTGGTGCATTAATATTTTTAAGTAATATATCTGCGCCAACATCCAAGATATCAGGTTTAACTGCTGCCACTTCAATGAGTGCTGCAACTGCCTCTTTCTGTAGGTTATTAAAGCCAGCACCTATATCAACCACTACATTAAATTGACCATCTTTGAGTGAGTTTTCTTTATAAACTTTATCAGGGTCAACTTTTGTTTGGTTTACATCAATAAACGAAATAGAACCGTCTTCTGCAACCGTAGTTATAGAGCGAGGGGTATCATAAACATCTGGAATAATCTCAAGGAATATTTCAGCCGTTCTTTTAATGGCCCTCATTAATACGTTGTGCCATTTAATATTGCCAGTGTCACCTTTCATCTGTTGTAACTCGATAGCTACACCGCTTTGCATTTGAGGGTTTTGACCTTGCATAGCGCCATACATACCGCTAGCACTTTCAATATCCATAGCTGTTTCAGCCGATAGCTGGGTAAGGTGAGGGTTAATATCATTATTACCCTGTTGAGTTGGCGGTAACTGTCCCTCAATGTGATTATAGAGTTGTATTGGGTCAGAGTTGGTGTTCATTGATGCGAGTTTTCCGGTGTGACCAGCCGCTTGCTCTGGGGTCATCCAGTACTTTTTACGAGGCGCTAAAGCACCCTCTTCAATCGCTCTTGACTTAGCGTAGTTATGCACTCTTTGAGGGTCAACTAATCTTCTTACTGCACCACTGTAAATAATTTTATCTTCTACTACATCAAAGTTGCCGTAAGTGGGTACAACTGGGTTAGATTTAAATACTGTTACAACTTCTGGGTCGAGATAGTCTTTACCATCCATCATGCGAGAATACCAAATCCAACCTATAGTTTTTCTACGTCTAACCTCAGTAAAGCCATTAGCAACCATTAGCTCCATTTTGGCTGTATCATCACTATCGACTACATTTTGATTATTGAATAGAACCAGGCTCTTAACTTTCTTTTTAGCATATAAGTATTCACCAACAATAACTGACTCGCGTTTATACCAGTAACGTTCATCATAATTATCTTCACCTACTGACATTCCAGAGCCATCAGGCCAGCGCTCTTTATATTCTTCTGGTGATATAGCTGATAATACCCAACAGTGCTTTGAGTCGCTCATATCCTCTTTAGAGCCATCACAACCAAACCATACTCTGTCTATGGCATTGGGTATAACTTCTAACCTAGCCTCTTGCTCAAAAGTGTCTTTCTTCCAATCCACCACCACACGCCAAGCATCAAAGCCTGAGATAACACACCTACGCATAGAGGCATTATAAATATCATTAGCACTTGAATCATTTTCGATACCACGAATAATACCTGTCATGTTCTGGGCTTGTTCTTTAGAGGTGTTACCATCAGCAGGGGAAATTTTGATACCAAAATCATTGGATTCTATTTCGCCACAAATGAGGTCCACTACTGGGGAGGTTTTATCGAAAGTGTATCTTGGGCGGCCTTTAAGCCTATTGATAACGGTCTGTTCCCACTGACCATCACTGTCTGCTATAAAGTGAATATCTTCTCTGGCTTGTTCGCGTTTGTCATGGTCTGCATCTTGAGACTTTAACAAACCTTTAAGGCAATCTTGGTAATTGTGCATAGTATGGCCTGTGTTTTTTGTGTTTATAGACTAGAATAGTACACTTTTTACGCAAAATCACCAACCAGTAAAGTCTATTTCTACCTCAACTTTCTCACTTACTGGCTCTGTAAACGTTAAAGCTGCCGCATCACCATAATCTGGACTAAAGCCATATTCCTTTTTAATCTTATCTTTGGCCCATAAAACCTGTCTGTCGTTTGCATCCCTATCGAACGGACTAGCACACAAATCAGCCTGTAGCTCATCGTTATCTGGTATGTCACATGGTAGTGACTCATCCTTTAACCATAGCGCCATATCGCCCCATATTTCATTACGTTTGTTCTTGTAGCGTTTAGGATTTAATACACTTGACCCAAAGTGAACAGCCTTAACTCTTCCCTTGTAGCCTAGATCATGCAACCTATCAACTAAGTCTGCCCCTGCTCCATAATCCACAAACATCATATCTGGTTTCTTACCGGCAATAGGGCATTTAGCATCTAAAATATCCTTACAGATAACAGTGTTCTTACCTAAACTATTACATTCATCACCTTGATAAGCACTCATATCGTACATTTTATGTCCATGACGTTTAACAATAGCAAATCTATCACCACCTCTTGAAGGGTCAACACCTACTATTAATGGACCAAAGCCATTAACTTTATTTTTTCTTGCTCTCTCACATATCAACGCATTAATTAAACCATCACCACCTGAAACCTGGAAAGCCTCAGCAGCGTTCATTGGGTATTCTTGTTTAAATGCCTTTTCACCATCGGTACTGTCAACGGTTAATTCAGCTATCTTTATTCTGCGCCAGTATATTTGCTCATGACTAAGCTGATATAACTCTGCTAGCTCTCTCTCATCCTCTGATAGTGTAAAACCAGCAGGTAATTGCTTTCTGTATTCCTTTTGCCAGAACCAAGGCACAAATATTGATACAAATTCAGATTGACCTTTCTCTGCTAGTTTCCATTGTTGATGGAAGAAATTACCAACACCATTGGCTGTACTCTCATAAATGATTTCTGTGTTATCTGCATCGGGTACTGCTTGCATAACACCTTTTGTTAACTCACCAGCATTTTGCCAGAAAGCAACCTCGCTGCCATGAAAGAATTGGAATGTTTGACCACGACCTACTGATTTATTACCAGCCGTTCCTATTTTGTAGCCGCTATCTAGCCCATCAAAGTGTAATTCTTTAGAGTTACTTGCTCCACATGAGGGTTTTAACGGTCCAGGTAGGTTCTGATAATATCTATCAGTCATTTCAAACAGTGCGTTGGTTGATTCACCATCATGAGTAAGTATGAAAGCTCTAACCCCTTTATTATGGGTTACTCTCCATACGTATCTACCCTCTACGTAGGTGCTAGCTCCTTGCTGCCTACCTTTGAGTATAATAGCTCTTACTTTGCCTGTAGCTTTGCGCTGCTTTTCTAGTTGCTCATGGATATACATTTGAGCATCATTTAAAACAAGAGGATTAACACCAGCATCTTTAGTTCTTATTAAAAGACAGTTTCGCGCATAGTAGGGAAACTCATCCTTAAAGCGCTGGCGTTCTTCTAGTGTAAGCTCTCTAGCCATGATTCATGACTCTTGTGAGTTACATTGATATCTTGCCTATCTTTGAATGCTCCTACATCTACATGCTTACCTACTTGTTCAAGGTAGCCTTTAGCTGTTGACATGTCGCCATTATCTACGCAAATTTGAAAGCACTCACTGGCCTTTCTAAGTACCCACTCAGCATCAATCTTTAGTTCAGCGCTCCTGCATTCCACTAATTCAGCTATTCTGGATGCTATGATATCTTTTGCTATCATTCTTGCTGCATTACCATTAGAACCTTTGGCTTCATACCCTGCTCTAACGTAGGCCCCGCTTGCGTTTCTGTCTTTGATGTATTCTATACAAAAAAGCTCTTGTTTTGCTGATAGCTGTTTCATGTTGCACCTCATTAATGAGTAGTTAGCATCAATTTAACGTATTGAAGAAAACGGCCAATTAACTATTAGCAAGTTTTGAATGTGTAAATTTTAATTTATTTGGTCTGATATCCAAATTCTTGGCTGTGGTGGTATCGCTGCTATATCTAACTTCTACATGATAACACCCACTATAAGTAATATCTGTAGCTGATAACCTGATAGTAGCTATATTATCCACTAGTGTAATACCATTACCTAGCGTTTTTATAATTACGTCCTGGTTGCTGCCGATATTGCCGTAAGTATCTCTGGGTATGTTAGAAGAGTATAGCCCAAACTCTAATGAGCTAATAACCTCATCCTCTACCCCGAACAATTCAACTTCAAACGTTTCTTGTGACTGAGTAAATTGTTTCATAGCTATGAGTTGCCGCGATTAATTACAGCACTTCCTGTTGTTGATAAAGTATAATTACATGTAGGTAGTGCGAATTGGGCTGCATTTCCCGCTATAACTGGATTTCCTGCTGCTGAACCATCAAGAGGTGTTATAACATCAGTGCCACCCTCGACTGTATATGTCAGTGTTGCATCACCTGCTTCTGCACTTACTACAAAAACTCCGCCTACTGTTGTTCCTGTTACTGGTTGTGCCGTTGTTGCTCTAGCCATGATTTCTCTCTCTGGTTAATAAGTATACTAGTGTAAATATAAAGGGTGGTTGAGTAATAATCAACTATGATTAATTAATTGAATATGTGGCATATCTCTCCATTTCCAAAAACCACCCCATTCAATATTTACTTTTAACTCGTTAGCTGCTTGAAAGAATGCCGCTGCCACTAATCCTAAATGGCCCTTATCCCAACTAGCTTTATTGTCTACGTATGCGTAAAAATCAATAGCATTTCCTGACTGATGGTAGCTTTTATTGTTAACACCATCACATTGAGATTTACCATCATTAAATAATCGTTTCTGTATATCTGGCGTTCTAAGGCCTCCATAGCGAGGAATGCCAAAATCAATAATTGATATAGATAACGCTCTATGTGTTAATGCGATTAAATCAGGGTTAACACCATCCATACGCTCAATAGACGTTTTGCTAAATTTAAATGTCATTCTTTTAACGCCTCTAATTCATCTATCATACGCTTAAACCCTATCAGTAAAAATACCTTAGCCAACTCTCTGTCCTTGTCAGATAGCGATTCGTATTTATCTTCAAGCTTTGCGCCAATAATCAGTATTTCTTCATCATCAACTTTTCTGATACATCACCTCAATTTTCCGCATTTATGATTTTCTAGCCATGTAATTTTATCATCTACAACCCTTAATAATTCATAGTCCTCATCACTATGTAGGCTCTGGCGTAACCTGTAGCGTTCCTCTCTTAAAAAGGCTAAATAGCTCATACAAATAACACAGTCGTTCATGGTTATCCTATTCTTTAAATCTCTTAACAACTCCCTCTGTAGCTCCACCTAGAAAATAAAAAGCTACTATAGCCAAGACAATATTACTCATATCACCTGACAGTATTTTGAGCTGTATATCTACATCAATATAAAAACTAGCGCATAAGGTAACGAACCAACCAAGCACATAAGGAATACAGCAAATTACAGCAATGTATCTTTGGGCTACTTTGAAAGGTTCATACAGCTTCATAAAGTTCATCTTGGCATCAGTACGCTCTTCATCTGTAAGCACCATTTTATCAATGCCATTCATAACACCTTTGACAATATCCTTTGAGCCAAATAACGTGCTAAAAATACCCATTACTTTGAACACCTATAATTAAATGATTTTGTTCTAGTTCTGAGCCATACAGATTTTCGTTTGGGTTTAATTGTAATAAACTTGCCCTTGTAATCACAATAAATAGTGACATCTTCATGGTTAACTATTCTGTAAAAGTCAGATTTATTTACACGTTTATAATCTGCTGTGGTATTAGCTGGCATTTCATCTACTGCATAAGCAATCAATGTAAATGCTATTGCTAGTATCGTTAATAATCTAATCATCTTCGGACTCTATTTTTTTTAGCTC